GAATTTTTCGGACAGCATGGGCGTCGCCTGCCGTCCGTATTTGAACATCTCGTAGTATTGATAAGGCTTCAGCGTGTCGCCGAAAACATTCAGGCCCTTCGCGATGCCTTCCATGTAATCGTGGAACTGCTTCGGGTTCTGCGTCACGCCCTTGATTTCGAGGCCCTTGACGAGCTTGTCGAAGTCTTCGGCAACGTCCTGCCCGGGGCGCGCGCCCTGCGCGATGACGCGCAGGCGGGCCAGCGGCTCCATGATGTGCGCGGCTTCCTCGAACGAGCCGGTGATCGTGCGCGCATTGCGCAGCATGTGCATGACGGTCGATTGATCGACCGACGGTGTTTTCGCGGCAACCTCCGCCGCCTTTGCTTCGGCCTCGCGCGTCTCGGCGGCGGTCATGCCGGCGGCTTCCATGCGCACGCGCTCGTGGGCGCGTTCGGCAGCCGCATGCGCGGCCTTGTGCGCGGCCATGCCGGCGCCGATCGTCGCGGCGACGCCGGCGTAGCCCATGACGCGCGAGCCCATGTAGCCACCCGTGGCCATCGCCGCTTCGCGCATGCCCATGCGCGACGCGACGGCGCGCTCGGCCGCCGCGATTTTGCCGGAGACGGCGGCGACCTGCCCGGTCGCGCGGCCGATCTGGCTGGCGGCCTTGTTGAGGCTCTGGACCTTGCGTTCGAGATTGGCGAAGACCGCGCCGGTGCGGTCTTCCGCCGAAACAACGGCCTTGGCTTCGAGCAGCGTCGCCGTCATCGGCTCATTTCCCGGTCTTGCGGTCGATCCACGCTGCGGCGCGGGCGTAGGCGTAGTCGATCTGGCCGGGCGTGCAATCGTCTGCCTCGGCCAGCGTCATCTGCCTCAGGTCGAAGACGAGGAAATCGCTTTTGCGGCGGAGATTTTCGCTGAGGCCTCGGTAAAAAAACCGAAGAGCGCATCCTTGATCTGCAGGGCGTCGACGGCGTCGAGCAGCGTGAGAAAATGAGCGGCGCCGCCGTCGATGACCTTCTCGCCGTCGAGCGAAAGCAGATGATCGATGTATTTCGCCACGACGTCGTCGCGCTCGACGTAATACATCGCCTCTTTCGTGCCGGTGACGAAGCGCGGCTCGCCGAGGGCGATGACGAGTCCCCCCTTCGGCGCGCGCAGCCAGACGGCGGAGACCTCGGCGTCGAACCATCGGGGATGGGCGCCGAGCAGCACGATGCGTTTGGCGCTCATTGTCACGCCGCCTGCCGGCTATAGGCGGGCGCGCGGAGCTTGAGGCCGGTGACTTCGCCGTTGTGGCGGTCGACCTTCGGCTTGCCCTCGAATTTCGCCGCCGTCCAGGTGTGCAGGACGCCGGTGAACTCCTCGACCAGCGTCATGTTGTAGGGGCCGCCGCGCACGATCTGGTCCCAGGTCACGCCCGCCGGCAGCGTGTCCTCGAACAGCGGCTCGGCGAGATAGCCGGTCGGCTTGGCCGTGCGGAAGGTCGAGCCGTCCTGGTTGGCGCCGCCGTCGATCTCGACGGCTGCGGGCTCGTGATCGAATTTCGAGCGCAGCACCAGCGGGACGCCGCCGAAGGTGAAGCGCATTTCGCCGCCGAAATCGGCCATCTGGTCATCTCCTAAACTTCAGGAATTCAAGCCGGCCCCGCAAAGTCGGCTGTTGCCGACTTTTGCTTGAGAAGCCGGCGGCCCCGGCGCTCGCGCATCGCGTCGCGAGCGAAGCCGCAAGGTCTCCTTGCGGCGAAGTCCGCGGCGCTATGCGCCCGCCCGCCGTCAGGCGGGCAATTGCGCATAGACAGTCGCGTTGACGGCGAGGATGTCGAGCGGGCTGACGCGCTCGAGCGGCGCGTAGACGTTGACCCTCGCGCGGTTCTGCGCGTCGCGCGCGACGACCATCTGCGCGATCGTTTTCGTGGAATTGTCGAACACGCCGCGCATCTCGAGCTGCGCGACCGCATGGCCGAAGGACGCCTTGATGTCCTTGGGTGTGACGACCGCGGCGAGCGAGCCGGGATTGGCGTCCATCAGCGCCTTCTGCCCGCATTCCTGCCAGACGGCGGCGCGGATGAAGGGCAGCCCCAGGCCGATCTGGTAGACCGCCTGCACGTCGCGGAACACGCTGTCGGGCTGGCCGGCGGCGTTGACCTTGTAGGCCGTCACGGTCTTGTCGACGGTGATATGGCCGTCCGGCGAGACGCCTGACGTCGAGACGCCCGCGGCCGCGATCTGGTTGCGGGCGTTGTAGTTCCACCAGGTCGAACGGTCGCGCGGCGGGCGGCTTTCGATCGTGGCGCGGCCGGTCTGGTTGCGCGAGACATTGCCCGAGACGATGTCGGACAGCCACGTCGATTCGAGCGCGGCACGCTCGGCGATCCAGATCCACGACGGCGTCGGGGAATTGGAATACCGGGCGACCGGCACGCACTGGCGGGCGTTGGGCAGCGCGAGGCCGGCGGTGACGATGGCCGAGAAATTGCCGGAGACCGGAAACCAGTAGGCGCCGTAGGACATGCGGTTCCACGCCCAGCGGCCCGAGGCGTCGCCGAAGGCCGTGGTCACGGCGGCGAGCGCCGCCGTTCCGCCGAAGGGCGACACCACGAAATCCGCGGGATCGTCGTTGAGCGCGGCGAGCGCGCTGGAGATATCCGGGGCGCCCGTCCCCGCCGTTCCCGTGGCGAAAGACATGACGCCGCTCGCGCCGAGCACATTGTCGGCGCGCGGGGAGACGTAGAGGTCGACGTCGTTCATGACGGCGCCGGGATGGCGGGCGGTGAGCGTGACGACGCCGGCGGCGGACGACGCCGTGACCGGCAGCATGGCGCCGGTGAGGCCGTCGTAATAGGCGTTGACGGCGGCGGCGATGGCCGCGGCGACCGTCGCGATCGTGTCGGTCGCCGACACCGCGAGCGGGATGCGCCGGCCACAGATCTCGATCTCGCCTGCGCCGGGCGACGGCAGGGCCGCCACCGTCGCCGTCCACGTCGCGACCGCCGTGGCGGGCTCGGCGACCGCCATCAGCCAGATCGGCTGGGCCGGCGCGATCTGCTGGGCGACGCGATACATTTCGCGCAGGAGCGACCCGGGGCCGGCGAGCTGGTCGGCCTGGGCGAGCGAGGCGCAGGGCGTGGGCGTGTTCAGCGGCATGACGCCCGTGAGCGCCTGGCCGGGAACGACGGTGCCGGGAACGATCTTGTGGCCGATGAGGATCAGCCGCGTCTGCGCGGAATACTGGCCGCCGCTGTTGACCTCGAAGGCGAAGATCGGCGCGACGAGGTTCTGCGGGATCTGGTTGAAGGCGGGGGTCGCAGGCATGTGTTGCTCCTGGCTGCGGCGCTACGCGCCTTCGTTGTCGTTCGTGGGCGTGGCAGGCTTACCGGCGACGATTGCGACGCTGCCGTCGGCGAGCGCCATCGCCCAATAGGGGTCGTAGCGGTCGACCAACTCGCCCTCGGCTGCGAGCGGCGTGGGGCGGCCGGGCACGGGCACGACATGGTCCGCGGCAGGCGCGACCGTGGGGTAGCGGGTGGAATCGGACATCTGCGTCTCCTTCAGAGCGCGGCTTCAGCGACGGCGTCGGCGCCGGCGCGATCAACAGGCGTGCGGCCGAGGCCGAGAACGAAATCGACGCTCTCCAGCGGCGCGTCGAGCGGGGCGGCCGCGGGGACCATGTCCGCGAGCGCGGCGCAGAGCTGGCCGGCGGACGAATTTTCGGGCAGCGCCAGCGCGACGCCGCGCAGGGGTTCGGGCAGGCGCATGAGGCCCGCGCCCGGGGCCTCGCCCGGCGCCGGCCATCTGTCGCCGGCGACCTTGACGTGAAACTTCAGCGTGCGCAGCGCCAGCCGCAGGGTGCGGTCGGCGGCGCGCTGGGGATCGCTGTGAATGCTGCGGGTTTCCGCGGCGACCGTGTGATAGAGCGCGGCCGACGGCGCGGCGTTGCGGCGATCGAGAATGTAGCGCACCTGCGCCTCGAGCATGTCGAGGATGGCGGCGTGCTGGCGGTCGGTGACGGGCGCCTCGATCGATCCGACCTCGATTTCCACCGGCGCGCCATCGGCGTTCTTCGCCTTGACGCGCACCACGCCCTGCACGCCCAGCGAAATCTCGATGGCGAGCGTCACCACGTTTTCTTCGGCCGGGTATTTGCTCTGGCCGTAGGGCAGCGTGTGATGGTCCTCGGTGTAGACGATGACCACGGGCTTGTTTTCCAGCGCGGCCAAAGCCTGCGCGATATCCTCCGGCGCCTCGCTCTGCGCGATGAGGTCGAGACGTTCCTCCCACACCTCGGCGCCGGCGAGCGTCGGCCATGGGCCGGCCTCCGGCGTTCCCGCGGGCGCAAGCGCCTGCACCGTCGCGAGGCGAAGGGCGATGCGCGCGAGCATCAGGCCGCCCCCATCGCATTGACCGTGCAGACCTGCACGCCCGTCTTCTTGGTCAGCGTGGACGCCACGACGTAACGGCGGCCGTTGGACAGGCGCGTGAGAATGTCGCCGGCGTTGACGACCTGCTGCGCAGCGGCGATATCGCCCGGGAATTCGACGCGCGGATGAGCGTTGGAGACGCCCGGGCGCTGGTCGGTGCGCGGATCGTAGCCGTTGCGGATCAGCGGCTGCGCGGCCTTCTCGAAATAGATGCCGACGAGCGTCGCCGGCGCGCGGGCGGGATCTGCGACCGCCGGCGCGTTGCGGTCGGCCGCGGGCGCCATGGGCGTCCACAGCCAGGCTTCGCCGTGGTGGGCGAAGACGATTTTCTGTGCGTCGCGCGCGAGCGCGACGAAGAGTGACGGCATGAATGCGCCCCTTCGCTCCGCGCGCGCCGCGCGCGAACGGATCAGGACCCTGCGCGGCCGGAGCCCAGAGCCTGCGGCATGACGCAGACGGGCAGCGGATAGGTCGCCATTTCCACGTCGGCGTACATCTGCCGATCGAGATCGGGCACGATCCAGGAATAGATTTCCTGGCCGGGCGTGTTGACGAATTCGAACCGCTCGGCCGGCGACAGCGCCCATTGGAAGATGCCGGCGCCGACGGGGAAGAATTTCGCCTTGGCCGGATCGATCGCCACGGTCGAATTGTCGTCGGTGCCGCGATAATTGACCCAGAGGATGCCGCCGAAGGGGAACGCCTCGAACGGCGCGCCGACCTTGTTGCGGAGATCGGCGGCTTCGGCCCAGTTGATATAGGTCTGGCGAACCTCCGCCGAGGTGATCAGCCCGTCGTAGAAATCGTCGCCGCACAACGCCACGACTTTGACATTGCCGCCGCCGAGGCCCTGCAGCTTGCGCAGGGTCGTGCGGACGATTCCGTTGCACTTCTTGCGGATGTCGCCGATCGCCGCGCCGGCGAAGTTGAAGGCGACTTCGGCCTGACGCGTCTGGTTGAATTCGCTCGCCCAGTCGTAGAGCTGGGTTCCGTCGGCGTCGAGGACGTAGCCCTGAACCATGTTCAGCATCCACGCCTCTTTCGTCAGTTCGAAATCCGTCCGGATCTTCATCTGGCGGCGCGCGATTTCGATCTGCAGGCTCTTGAGTTCGGTCGTCGTGCCGAAGGCGCGGATGTTCTGCAGTTCCTCGCTGGTGACGCGCGAGGACAGGGCGTGGCGCAGGGTCTTGAATCCCCGCTCCGTGCGCTGGTCGCCGCCCTTCTGCTTCGGCGGCGCGCCGCGCGGCGTCGTCTGGATGACCGCCGGCGCATTGGCGCGCTCTTCGATGAAGACGGACGTCGTGGAAACCGGCACATAAATGCTGTCGCCGAAGAGATTGGTCAGGAAAGACGGGACATAGCCGTATTTGTCGACGGCGGCCGTCATGCTGGTGGCGGAGAACAGATCCGACTTGAAGACGTCCATGGTCAGCATGGCGTGTGTTTCCTTTGCGGTTCGAAGGGGACGCGCCATGCGGCGCTTGTTGATTTGCGCTGCGCGCCGCGGACTACGATGCAAGCGGGACGCTTGCATCTGCGCTCGGCGGCGCGAAGCACAGACGACTCAGCGGACGATGACGCCGCGCGCGAGGAGCTGGTTCGCTTTCTTCGCGATCTGCGCCGCTGTCGTGACCGAGGCGTCGTAGGAGAGATCGGTCGCGCGGACCTGGGCGAGCCGGTTGACGATGACGGCCTGCTGATCGGCCGAGGTCGCATCGACGGCGGCGTAGAGCACGCCCTGCGCGACATCCGAGCCGTCGGCGGCGACATCCGGCGCCGCGACATATTTGAAGACGATGTCGGAAACGGAAACGTCGAAGCCGTCGCCGACGATGAAATCGGTCGAACCGTCGGCGACCGCGAACTTGATGTGATCGGCGAAGGTTCCCGACGCGCCGGAACCGGAGAATGCGACGTCGCCGAGCACGCGGCCGGCGGGGTCGGTCACACGGAAGGTTGCGGCGTTGGCGCCCGCGACGATGCAGCGGACCGTGTAGACGCCGACCGTAGCATTGGCGAGGATCGGCGTCGTCGCATCGAGAACGAGCGTCCCGTTGCCGGTGTTGGCGCCAGACGCCTTGACGGCGGAGGCGCTGACGCCCGAGACGACCTTGCGGCCGAGGACGGCGCCGGCGACGAGCTTGCCGGCGCCGGAAGCGACGACGATCTTGTCGCGCGAGTAGTAATTCTCCTCCTCGGACACGAGGAAGGCGGCGTCGTGAATGGTTTCGGTGAGCGTGGTCATGTGTGAATTCTCCGAAAGGGAATCCCGGCGCCTGCGTGCGTCGACGCAGGCGTGGCGGCGGCGGCAGGCGCTAGGGGCGCCGCGCGATCAGCGCTTCACGCGCGCGAAGGCGTCGCTCCAGGATGCGGCGATGGCTGCGGCGCCCTCCATCTGGCGAGCCTCGGCGTGGTCCTCGCCGGCGCGATGATCGGGCGCATGGGCGTCGAGCCCGGCGATGGCCGGCGCCTTGGGGGCGGCGGCGAGCGCGGCGCGGGCGTCTTCGGGCGCCATGGCCGTGCGGAACGCGAAATGGCGCGCCTGGGCCTCGCGGCCCTGCGCCTCCTCGCTGTCGACGATGGCGGCGATGCGCGCGCGTTCCGCCTCGGCCCCGGTTTTGGCGCCTTCGGCGCGGGCGCGCTCGAGCGCGGCGTTGTAGTCGGCCTGGGGCATGCCGATCATGGCGGTGGCGTCGTCTTTCTGCGCGCCGGACTGCGGCGCGGGCTTGGTTTCGTGCGACATGGTCGCTCCTCTGAAAGCGCCTGCGGCGCGGCCTCGCTCGAGAGAGGCGACGAGGTCGTCGAGCGTGCCGACGGCGTCGGCTAGCCCTAACGAAACCGCCTCTTCTCCTGAAAAAACGCGCGCCTCGGTCGCGCGAATCTGCTCCTGCGTCATGGGTCGTCCCTTGGCGACCTCGGCGACGAACGCCGCGTAGAGGTCGTCGATTTCGGTTTGAAACTGCGCGCGCACGTCGTCGGGCAGCGCCGCAAAGGGATGGCCGTCGACCTTGTGCGCGCCGGCGAAGATCAGCGTCGGCGCGACGCCCTGCTTCTCCATCTGCTTCGAGCGGTCGAGATGCAGCATGACCACGCCGATGGAGCCGACGAGGCCCGTCGGGATCGCCACGATCTTCGTGGCGCCCGACGCCATGGCGTAGGCGGCCGACGCAGCCATGCCGTCAACGAAGGCGACGACCGGCTTGCGCTGCGCGGCAGCGCGGACGAAATCAGCC